AACCCTCCCGGCTTCGCCGCATTCACCACCATCCACTCGTGAACTGTCTCGGCCAAGGCCACGTACTGCTCACCGATGAGTGGGAACGCGGGGAAATAATCCCGGGCCGCGCACAAGGCCTTTACCATCACCTTCCGCGCGGCCACCCGCTTGGTTGCCATCATCATTTCCTCGCTGTCGTCCGCGTTGTTCCACACCTTAGCGTAACCCATGCCCACCGCAGTCCTGATCAACTCCGGGCAAATTGCCCAGGACGGCGAGCTGGCATACACTGTCGCATCCCAAAACACATCGTAGCCCAGGTAGGACGACTGCGTCACCCGCCCTTGGCTGGCGCGCAGATTGTTGCCGCATAACTGCTGGTAGTTGAACTTCATACGAATGCCAGCCTTGGCACCGCTCTCCACTACCGTCGACATCACACTGTCGAAGTCCGTGCGACTAAATCCCGACCCCACAGATAGCATCAAGTGTGAATCATCGCCGAGTTGAGACAAAGCCATGTAGAAGTTACGCTCCGCGGCTTTGCCCGTCATCCCGGGCACATCGACACATATCTTGAAGAAGTAGCTTAATGTGGTGAACCGTCCCTCGTGATAATCAGTGTTCAGGCCATCAGCGCGGCGTTTCTCCAATGCACACACAAAATTCTGCATGTTCTGCACGCAGCGCTTGCGACTGAAAGCATATACCACATAGGTGATCCCCGCGAGCGTGTTCCCTGACTTCGTGAAACGATCGCCCGAGAAGCGCTGCCTCATCCACACCAGCACCAGATCGTGGCCCGTCTTCTTGACCAATGAGTTGGTCGTGTCAAGGGCCCGGTTCCGCGTCGCGTCATTGACACTCTTCAAATACTGGGGCGATAACAAGGTGTCAGACAACACCTCAATAATCGGCTTCAGGAACACCTCTAATTCCACGAGCATCCACCGCCCCTGACTGGTGTCGAAGGACGTCATGTCGATGTCGCCCGTATAGTAGTGCCTAGACGTGCGGCCTTCCTGTAGCGCAGGGGGATGGCCACCGGGCCTTGAAATCCCATTCTTGCCATTCTGCTTCTTGTGTTTTGGCCTGCTTGTGTAACACAACAGGTACTCGAGACGCATGGCCTTGTCCACTTCGTCGTACTTGTCACCCTGATCAGGCACGACGGTGCCAATACGCGTCTTCATCAGCGATTCTAAGATCCTAGCCACCATACAGTTGTAGATCATGCCCAGTTCTCTGTAAGAGATCAAGCGGCTCCGGGCCTCCCTGCATTGTGCGTGGAAGATCCGCAACAGTGTTTGGTCTTCTCTGAATCCACCATCCATTTCCGGCTTGGGAGCAGTGCTGAGCGAGTCTTCTTTCTCACGCTCAAAGCACTGCCGAACCATGTTTTCGATGGCAGCCTCCGAATACTTCGAGGCAGCCAACTCCTTGAATGTCTTGTCGACCACATCGAAGGCCATCGCGCGCAGGTGATGTCGCCGCCCCTTGTCCCGGCCCTGCGGCCGGACGTTGCCGAACATCTGCGTCGCAAGCACGCGAGCCATACGTGTGATCAACCCGTCCACCTTGC